GATCTTGACGAGAGAACATTCCAACAAGAATATTTGGCTAGTTTTGTAAATTATGCCGGTATGATTTATTATAATTTTGATAGATCAAAAAATTTAATACAAGATTTTACTCATAATTATCACACATTGCATATTGGTTTAGATTTCAATGTTGACCCAATGGCTGCAGTTGTTTGCATTGTTGTAGAAGATAAAATATTTGTGATTGATGAAATTCAAATCTGGTCATCTAATACACAAGAAATGGTTGAAGAAATAAAAAACAGATACAAACAAAAAATAAAAATTTACCCAGACCCTGCGTCAAGACAAAGAAAAACAAGTGCTGGTGGTTTTACTGATATATCTATTTTAAAAAATGCAGGATTTGATGTGTATGCAAGGCACAAAGCACCTTTGGTAAGAGATAGAATAAATGCTGTAAATTCTAAATTAAAAAATACAAATAATGAAAGTACTCTGTTTATTGTAAATTCTTGCAAAAATGTTATTAAAAGTTTAGAACGACAGATATACAAAGAAGGGACACATATACCAGACAAAGACCATGGATACGATCATTTTAACGACGCTTTGGGATATTTAATAGAATATATGTTTGCTTTAAAAAGAGAATTTAAACCAAGTAAGCCAACTAGGTGGAGCTGATGGCAACATACGATAGAGAAACACTTACAAAAAGACACCCAGATTATGAAGATAATATGCATAAATGGAAGTTCCATGTCAGTTCTTATATTGGTGGCCAAGATTACCAAAACGGTTATTATTTAAACAGATACATACTTGAATCGGACGAAGAATATACAAAAAGACTTGGTTTCACACCATTAGACAATCATTGTAGAAATGTTGTGCAGATCTATTCTTCTTTTTTATTTAGAGTTGCAGCTTCAAGAGATTATGCAACTTTACAAGATGATGTTGCTTTAGAAGCATTTTTAAAAGACGCAGATTTAGAAGGTCGTAGTTTTCAAAATGTTATAAAAGAAATGCAACAACATGCATCAGTTTATGGTCATTGTTGGGCAATCATAGATAAACCAGATACAAATGTGCAAACAAGAGCACAAGAACTTTCACAAGACATACGACCATACATGTCTATTTACACACCAGAAAATGTTACAAATTGGAAATATGAAAGAGCAGAAAATGGTAAATTTTATTTAACAGAACTAACGATTATAGAAGATTTACAAGTAGATAGTGCAACAGTAAAAATTTATACACCAGAAGAAATTACAACATACAGGGTTGATGATTATTTAAAAGAATATTCTACTGCAAAACCTGTTTTAATTTCAGAACAAGTAAATGCAATAGGCAAAATACCAGCTGTAATTTTATACAATCAAAAATCTGCAAGAAGAGCAATAGGTGTATCAGATTTACAAGATGTTGCAGAATTACAACAGTCAATTTACAACGATTATTCTGAAATAGAACAATTAATACGATTATCAAACCACCCTAGTTTAGTTAAAACACCAAATGTTGAAGCAAGTGCCGGTGCTGGTTCTATTATTGAAATGCCAGAAGATATGGAACCTAATTTAAAACCATACATAATACAACCAAGCTCTCAATCTTTAGAAAGTATTATGAGCAATATACAAATGAAAGTTGACTCGATTAATAGAATAACACACATGGGATCAGTAAGAGCAACTGAAAAAACAATCAATTCTGGCATTGCACTGCAAACTGAGTTTCAATTATTAAATTCAAGACTTTCAGAAAAGGCAGATTTATTAGAAAATACAGAAGAACAAATATGGTCATTGTTTGCATTATGGCAAAATAAAGTGTTTGAAGGTAATATTGATTATCCAGATACATTTGATTTAAGAGATTATGCAAGCGATTTACAATTTTTGCAAATGGCAAAAGCAAGTGGTGTAAAATCAGAAACTTTTACAAAAGAAATTGACAAACAAATAGCAAAGGCAGTAGTAGATGATGATGAAGCAATTAATTCAATTAATAATGAGATTGATAGCTCTTCCAGTACGATTGGGCAATTCAATACTAATATTCCTGAAACTGAAGAAGAAGAATAATGGCAAAAAAGAAAAAAAAGAAAAAAAGAAAAGTACCAAAAGACAAGGACTCAGGGCTACCAAAAAAGTATCTATCAGGACTAAAAGGAAGCAAAAGATCAAGAAGGGCTAGTTTGATTAAAAGAGTTTCAAATTTGTATAAATCTGGTGCATTTATTCCAAGATCATTATTAAGAGCAAGAACTAAAGCATAATGGCTGTTCGTAGAAGACCTTTATCAGCACAAGTCAAAGCATCTTTGCGTAAGAAAGCAAAAGCTTCAAAAAGATATACATACGGAACATTGGCAAAAGTTTATCGTAGAGGGCAAGGTGCATTTTTAAGTTCTGGCTCTAGACCAAAAATACCTATGGCTGCGTGGAGTATGGCACGCGTTAACAGTTTTTTAAGGGGATCAAGAAAACACGATTTAGATTTACGCAAAAAACGTAGAAAAAAATAATGGCTGAATATAAAGGCAGAAAAGTTAAATTAAATAAGCCATTTCGTACATCAGGGGAAAGACGAAAGTTTGGTGTATATGTAAAAAGCAAAAAAACAGGCAATGTTAAATTAGTTCGTTTCGGCGATCCCTCAATGAAGATAAAAAAAAACAATCCTGCCAGACAGAGATCATTTCTTGCACGACATGGTGCAACATTGAAACGAATGAGAGCAAAGGGTAGACAAGTTACATTACAACCTGTTTATTGGGCAATACAATCATGGAAAAAAGGTTTTAATGTATAATGTCTCGTCAAGAATTTGTAGAAAAATTAGCTGATAAGCACGAAGCACAAATTAAAAGAACATTAGAAGATTTAGAAATTCGTATTATTTCTGAAATAGCAAACAGAAAAGGTGATAGTGAACTTTTAAATACAAAAATTTCTATTGCACTTCGTAATGATATTCGCAGATTTATTGATGAAACATACAGAACAACAGCAGATGGTTTTGTAAGAGAATACGATAATATTGTTAGAGAATTTTTAAAAGATTTTGGCACATTGAGTATACCAGCTAAATTTAAAACACTTACACAAATTGATAGAGATACAATTACACAACTTAAATTTCAACAGTTTGCAGGTTTTGATGATTTGGCAAACAGATACCTAAATGAAATATCTGCCAATGTTTATCAAAATGCTATTGCTGGCAAACCTTTTAATGAAATGGTTAAAGATATTAGAGGGATCATTACAGGTGAAGTTGATAGAAGAGGTCGGCCAATGTCAACATACGCAAGTCAATTAGCACATGACTCTGTTATGCAATTTGATGGACAATTTACTGTGTTCAAAGCAAAAGAGGCAGGACTCAAAAAGTTCAAATATACAGGCACATTGGTTAGAGACTCACGAGATCATTGCAAAAAGCATTTAAATAAAACATATACAGAGGCAAGAATACGAGAAATTTGGGCTGGTCAATGGACAGGCAAATCCGAGGGTGATCCGTTTACTGTTAGAGGTGGGTACCGTTGCAGACATACTTGGTTGCCTGTTGCAGATGATTTTTAATTAATATATAATATTTTTTTTAAAAGGAGCTACAATGGCAGATGAAAATAAAACTGAACAACCTCAAGAAGAAGTTGTAGAAAAAAAAGAAGAAACAAAAGAAGTTAAAGAAGAAACGCAAAAAAAATATGCATTTACTCAAGAAGATTTAGACAGAATATTAAATAATAAAATTGGTCAAGTAACACACTCACTTGAAAAAAAGTATGGTATGAAACCAGAAGAGGCAATAAAATTAAAACAAGAACAAGATAAATTAAAAATTGAAGAACAAAAGAAAAAAGGTGAATTTGAACAGATCTTAAAAGATCAAGCAGATAAATCAAATATTGAAATACAAAAATTAAAAAGTGAAATTGAAAAAATTAAAGTTGATGGAAGTTTATTAGAGGCTTCATCAAAACATAAAGCAATCAATCCAAAACAAGTTGCAGATCTACTTAAACCAAATATTAAATTAAATGATGACGGAAGAGTAGAAGTACTTGATGAAAATAAAAACACTCGCTATAATGGTAAAGGTGAACCGGTTTCTATTGATGAAGCTGTTTCCGAATTTTTGACGCAGAATCCTCACTTTCAAAGCGCAACTCCTTCGGGTAGTGGAAGTGTGGCTAATGTGGGTAAGGTTGACCCAAAACCGTTTGATATTGGGGCACTTGACATGGCAAAGCCTGAAGATAGAGCAAAATTTGCTGCTTATCGTAAGGACAGAAGAAGTAAGCCAACTGTCATTGATTTAACCAAAAGCTAATAGGAGATTATTATGGCTAACGAAACGACCTCGAGTACAGTATCCGAGCTATTTACGGAAATTGTACAAGAAGCATTATTTGTTGCTCAAGAGCAATCAATCATGCGTGGGTTGGTACGTAACTATACAATCGCTGGTGGTGGAAAATCTGTAGAAGTGCCGATTTATTCATCAGTAAGTGCAGCGGCTGTAAATGAAGCGACTGACCTTTCAAACACTGCAATTAATCCAACTTCGGTA